CTGATGCTTATCCGGCTGGTTGGAAATTAGTCGAGTCATCTGAAACTACAGATCCAGAAGAACCATCTGTTGATCCTGAGCCAACAGATGAGTATCCTGAATTTGTTCAGCCAACAGGCGCACATGATGCCTATAAGACTGGAGACAAGGTAACCTATAATGGAAAGCATTATATCTCTAAGATTGATGGAAATGTATGGTCACCAGATTCCTATCCACAGGGGTGGGAGGAAGTAACTTCTAGTGCAGTAGTTTATACTGCCTAATTAGGTAAGGAGTGATGAACATGGATTTTTCTGTTTTTGTAAGTGTACCTATTGCTGTACTATGTCTTATTGTAGGGTATATTATTAAGCATCTCATCTCTGATGAGACAATTCAAAATAAGTATATTCCCGTAATCGTGACTATTCTTGGCATTGTTGTTTCCGTAATTCTTACAGTTTGTGGAGGAGGGGTTATTACCGCAGAAGCCATTTTAACCTCTGTTATTTGCGGCGGGATTTCTGGTGCTGCTAGTACCGGTTTCCAATCTGCTTTTGCAGCTTTTATTGAAAAGCCGCAAACTTCTGATACTGATGATTCAAGTTCCGATGATGGAGATCATTTTGCTACCGAGGAGGCTGTTGGTTAATGGCTCTTAATGGAATCGACATTGCAAGTTATCAAGCTGGCATTAATCTAGATGCGGTTCCGTTTGATTTCGTTATTGTAAAAGCTACTGAAGGAACCAACTATGTGAATCCTTATTGTTCGACTTGGGTAGAAAAAGCCCTAGCAATGGAAAAATGCGTAGGTATCTATCATTATATCAATGGAGTCGGAGCTACCGCTGAAGCCGATTATTTCTATAATAATTGCTATAATTGGGTCGGAAAAGTTGTTTTCTGTCTTGACTGGGAACAAGGCGGGAATTCTGCTTGGGGGAACGAATCCTACCTAAAACAAATGGCTCAACGTCTTATGGATAAGACAGGAATTCCTCCTATTATCTATGTACAACAGTCACGGATGTCTGCCGTTAAGCCGGTTGCTAATGCTTTAAACTGTGGTCTTTGGATTGCTCAATATGCCAATATGAATGCTACAGGATATCAAAGTTCTCCTTGGAATGAAGGTTCTTATTTCTGTGCAATTCGTCAATATAGTTCTTGTGGTAGACTATCTGGCTATTCAGGAAATCTTGATCTTAATAAATTCTATGGAGATACGGTAGCTTGGGGTAAATACGCAAACCCTAATAGGACTTCTGGCTCTACTAATCAGCCAGAAGTCAATGATACTCCAATAGCTCCTGTTGGAGAATTATCTGTTCCAGAAAAAGCTGCTCAAATTATGGAACATCTATGTACTCATAATGCCCATGGTTATTCTCAACCCAATAGAGCTGGTATTGGAACAGGTGGAGATAAAGGAGAGACAATTACTTTATCAGACGGATCTACAGTAGTTATCTCTTCTGGAGATAGAGATTGTTCTTCTGCCGTTATTGAATGCTATGCGGCTCAAGGAATTGATTGTGGCGGAGCATCATATACTGGGAATATGAAGTCTTGTATGACTTCAACTGGTAATTTTGAAGCTCTTCCCGCTTCTACTTGGCAAAATCCTAAACGAGGGGACATTCTGTTAAATTCTGCAAAACATACAGTTCTGGCCCTCGGTAACGGGAAAGTTGGTTCATTCTCTCGTTCTGAGAACCATAGCATTCATGGTAATCGAGGAGATCAAGATGGTGGAGAATCTGTTATTACCTCTCTTTATAACGGTAACTGGGATTGTGTTCTAAGATATATCGGTCCAAATGCTTCAACAAATGGAAGCTCTAGTAGCGATTCTGGAGCAAACAGTACACAAGTTGAAGGATTCAGCGGCAAGTATGAATGTCAGGAGAATGGAGTAAATGTCAGATATGCTCCTAGTACAAGTGCTCAAATAGATGAAAGCCGCAAATTTAATAAGGGAGATACTATTATTCTAGACAACTGGGTATATGTCGCTGATGGGTATTATTGGGGCAGATATAATATATCTGATACAGAAGTTAGATATATTGCTATTGGAGAGGTCGAAGAAACCCTGTTTGAGAAAATATCTAGTTCTAGTTATAATGTACAAATTACCACGAATACCTTGAATGTTCGTAGTGGTCCCGGTACTAATTATTACATTACTACTACCGTACATGATGGGGAAGTGTATACTATTGTAGATGAATCTTCTGGTGAAGGAGCCTCTAAGTGGGGTAAACTTATCAGTGGAGCTGGATGGATTTCTTTAGATTATGTCAAGAGACTTTAGGACGTTCGTCAAATAATAATAGGGGGTACTCAATTAAGAGTACCCCCTATTTTTTATCAACAAGTGACAATAGGCATTCCAGTTACAGGATCTCTCGGACCCCAATAGTACGGATTAATACCCCAATTTGGTGAATAGGAATAAGGATTATGATATAGATTGCCCGAGAGATTTTGATAATCGGGGTGATATCTATAATCAAACTCTGTGATTTCTTCTAAAGTATTATTAGACTTATACTCCGAATCCAACTTGATTCTCCCTTCGCTCTTTGATAGCTGCAAGACCTATACAAATCGCATCCGCTTCATCACTAGAAACTTCTATGCCATAGTTATTTTTGACTAAATCTATGGCATGCTTTTTCTGCTCTTCTCTCTTGCGGCCAAAACCTCCTCCAAGAACTTTCCTCCAGTGACTCGCAGTATATATTTCATATGGTATTTGATTGAAATAGCACCAAAGCAAAATAGTTGCTTGCACATAAGCCAAGTGCTTGTAAGTTAATGCGTTGCCAGATTGTAATTGAATATCTTCAAAATATATCTTTTCAAATACAAAGTCATGATACAATTCATTGAGAGATATCAACATATCTGTCAATCTTCGTTCAATTTTTTGGTCTGCTTTAATAGAAAGAGACTCGTGGAATATAAGTTTATCATCTTTAAATACTGCTGCCCCACTTGTCTTTAGACTTTGATCTAGCGCTAAAATTGTACACATAATGAATCAACTGCATTCTGCGCTGTTTTAGCAAGAAGGATAGCTGTAGTAACAGGGCCTATACCGTTAAATACTGGGATATAATGGAGATATGGGTGTTCTTTTAATACATCTTCAGGCATATCCCCTTTTACGTTACCGTCTTCTTCATGCATTCCAATATTGATGAATAATGGAGCGTCTTCTAAATAATCGAGCACATTTTCTAGGTTCCCAGTATACCAATCTTTTGCTCCTGCCGCACAGATAACATAGCTATAGTTATAAAGCATATCTACGTCAATTTTTGCTTTAGAATGAAAGATAGATACGGATCGATCATCATTTAATAGAAGTTTGGCAAGCGGCTTCCCAATAGATTCAGACCTACTGATAATGGCTATTTGAGAAGTGTCCCATTCATTGTTAATTGTAGCATCACAAAATTTAATTGCCGCATAAGTAGCTAGAGCTGTACAAGGATAATATCTTTTATTTGAAGAAATCTTCCATTTATTCTTTGTCTCTTGGAGATAGCAATCTATATCTTTTTTTGGATATTGCGAGCAATGAGATCGAATAATATTATCGTATATTTCATCAAGCTTTGATATTACGACAAAACCGTCACAGCCTTCAAGAAGAAAATCAAGATCTTCCCAATTTGACTTTTTTACTATAAAATTATATAAATGAATACCATACAACTCTGCCATTTTAGCAATAGATTGGCGATATGATTTTTCTGGAGAGCAAGAGTCCTCTTCTGTTTCATTGTAAATGAGTAAAAGGACTGGTTTTCTAAGTAACATAGAGATATTAGAGTCGGTATAACTTAATTTGATGACAGCTTTCAGAGCATTGAGATCTACTTTCATATTAAGCTCCTGAAGAACCCCAGCCGCCTCTATCTTTATTTCCTAGACTTACCACCTCTTGAAAGATAAGTTGTGGCTGATTCTTTTGAATTCGAAACTGACAGATACGAGTACCTTTTGGAATAGTTACATCACGAGTGGCATATGCAGGGAATTTCCATTCGTCACCATCGCCGCAAAAGCTGTGGTCAAAAATCAGTATTGTTATCCTAAAGGCTTTTTATCCTCTAGTTCTTACAGTTTCCTGTAAGCTCGGCGTACCTATTCTTCTCTGTGAGAAGCCGGACACTCTTGGGCAGATTATATTTATTCACTGCCTACGCTCTACGGTGCTTCTTAGCCTTTCGCAATCTAAGAAGTTACCTCGGGATTAGCATATCTAAAGACTTAGCTTTCCCCGATTTTGCCCAGTGATAATCTTAAATATTACTACTTAAGACGGCATTTTTATTCTCTAAGTTTCCAACATTTTTTCCCTGTTGAAACTAGTTCTATAAATCTTTGAGCTAATATATATTTTCTTTGTAAATATAGCTGAGCATCATCATATACATAATGTAAGAACTTGACTTTATCTATTTTACTAGTCAGAGCAAGAAAACCAAAAATATCTTTTGAGTTATACTCTCTTTTATCTTCTATAAAAGTTGAAGAAATATCTTGTTCTTGAAGAACTTCTTGTATCCTTTTTAAGTTTTTAGCATAACCGGTAAAACCAATATTTGTTTTATAAAGTGTATTTTGTTCGATACTTTTTGAGATAGTCCCATCCCCGTCAAAAAATCCACGGATAAAATCTCGATAATACTCTTTATTAATATTATCAGGAAAAATATATTTATAAGTTTTTTGTGGGACAATCCCATATTGAGCTAAATCTTTGCTCATTATATCAGAGGATATTTCAAAACGAACATAGGTTTTGCCATTAGGTTTTGTAAAATGCCGCAAAGGTTTATTACATTGTAGGCAACAATTTAGTTTTTCTAATAGCTCGGTGTCGCTGTCTTCTAACACAATAATAATCATATCTTGGCGTGAATCTTTAGTTCTATGTATGCATCCATCTGCGGCTAAAAAACCAATCCAATATGCTTTATCAGCAGAGTCGATTATATGGAAATATTGCTCGTTATATTGATATACTCTAGAACTCTTACCGCGTAATCCCTCTCGATGCCAAAAAGTTGAAATAGTATCTGTCGATATATTTAGTTCTTTACTTAACTCTGTTGCACTCTTATAACTATATTGCGTTATTAGATAGTGTTTCATTTCATCAGTAAGAACAAGTCTTCTATTAGTGGCTTTATAACCAATGTGTTTCGCAAAAGATAAAATCGTTTTATGACTTACATTATATTTAATAGCCATTTTACGACTACTTTTTAGTTCATCATAATCTTTAATGAACTGTTCTTTATCCCAGTTATATGTCATATCAGTCTCCTTTGAAAGTAGCATCAAAAATATCCTATCATATTACTTTCAAGGTTACAACATAAATATTATTTAAAAACGCCCAAAAAACTTAGAAAATAAGTTTACCAATGGAATTTGCTTGTAAAATTGACCAGCGCTTAAAGGTAGAAGAGCGAGGAGCCATGATAGCTTCATACCCCTCCGGCAGTTCCATTGCTACTCCTAGCGGGATATACATAAACTCTCCGGCTTTCAGGGTAACGTCCTCATAAACATAGAGGTCACACCAATCACCTCTATCATTCATTTCAAGATGTGGAGAATTTGGATAGTATTTAATTCGAATTGTTTCACACATTAGACATCCTCGCTTTCTACTTGAATATCTTCTTGTTCTGTAGATACGTAATAATCTGTTCCAGAGGTATCTTTCATTGGCTCTTTTTCATCATTGAACTTCTTCTTTACAGTAACAACATAATAGTAGCCAATTAGTTCCTTCCCCTCCTTTTCCGCCTTTTCTACATAGCCGAAACTATTAATATCATATCCTTGCTTTCCTCCATCCTGATAAAGCCATTGCTTAAAGGCGTCTACGTCACGTAGATCTTCAAGTCGGTACTTTTCAGTAGTTTCTAGAATATATCTTAGCATTAGTCCTCCTTAAGAATAAAGACGATTAACTTCCTTACAACTATAGCTTGTTAGAGAAGATTCCAGCTTATCAGCAATATGATCGATATAAGACTTCTTTCCATAGATGCTAATAGTCTTAATATCATATTTTTCCATTAAAATAGCAGTTGCTTTATTAAGTTCATCGGCAAAAGCGATAACCGAATCGACCTGTCTAGCATCTACTTCTGGAGTTTCCTCTGTAACCATCAATTGAAAGCAACTTTCTGGACAGGCAAAAATCATTAAATCCATTTATTTTTTCACTCCTCAAACTTCAATGATGAAATCATCACAGGCAAAAAGCTTATACATATGAATACTATTATCTTGAACAGACTGTACCCAAAAATCATAGGTATCAGTATCATGGTTATACTGGATATCTTTTAATTCACCACGAGACGAAACGAGACTATCTAGTTCCTCTTTCGCCGCACTGTAATTATAACTGTCAAAATGAAAGATCGTATAATCTGATAGTTCTTTACATAGGAACATAAAGTATCGCTGATTAGGTTTAGAAGAGAACCATAGTCCTACCGCTACCATTAGCTCTCTCCTTTTGGACTCTTTCATAGAGTCCATTTTTTCATAAAAGTATCGGTTCATGTCGTACAAGGAACCTAGATTCATAGACTTGCCAGATAAATCTTGCGGGGTTTTTACTGCATCCCTAGGATCAAATTTTAATACATCTGACATTGATTCTCCTTTCTCTTCATCGTACATATATAATATCATATTTTTTTAATTTTGTCAAAAATAAAAAGGGGACTAAACAACTTACCTTTATCATATTCAGTTGTTTAGTCCCCTTATTTTTAATTACAATAGAGAACAATTTTTGGGTTAGAAATATCCTTTAAAGAACTCTTTAAATCTATGACTCGTTGATTTGAGCTACCTCTCCATTTTAATGTAATATCTTTTTTCTCTTGGATAAAAGGTCCATCTACCAATATATCTGCTAGATTTAAAATTTTTCTTAGAGCCATCTTTTGTTCCCAATTCCAAGAACTATGAATGGGATAAATGCCTTCGTTCAAATTCATATCATAGGCCATCCTTCGTATGGCCTCGAAATAAAAACCAGACCAAATCCAAATTTTCTTAGTGAAGAAAGTATTTTTAACTTCTTTTAGAAGAGAAGCTAGTTCTTTAACATTTTGTGGCATCAGTGGCTCGCCGCCTATAACGGATAAATGGTTTATATATGGACGATTAAGAAGATTTATAATATTCTCTTCTTCTTTTTTAGTATATTCACGACCTCCATAAAAATTCCATGCTTCTTGATTAAAACATCCAAGACATTTTTGAGAGCACCCTACAACGCCTATTGTTACGCCTACTCCTTCTCCGTTTTGAAGGTCAGCATCATAAATACTATTAATTCTCATCTATGCCTCTATTCAAGATATTAATATGATCGTGCTTTACTCTATCTTCTGTTTCTTTTTGCTTACCTTTATTAAAGGCTGTTTTATAGTCTCCAGTTAGATACCCTGTTACTCGTCTAAGTTGTTGAATATGTCCACTACCACATTCAGGACATTCATTATTGAATTCATCACAATAGCCGCAATCAAGACAAGTATCGTTAGGAACATTAACTGCAAAGTAGGGGATATCTTTGTCCATTGCATAATTTACAATAGTTTCAAGACCATCTATATTATTCTTTACAGTTCCCTCTAATTCAACGTAAGTAATACAACCTGCTGAACTATATCCTGTTAACTGAGACTCGATATCGATTTTTTCGAATGGAGTCATTTTATGCCATACCGGAACGTGAATGGAATTTGTAAAATAGTCGTGGTCAGATACGTGTTCAATCTCACCATACCTAGCCTTGAACTTTTTCATTGCTGTATAGCAAAGATTTTCAGCAGGAGTATAATATACTCCAAAGTTTAGTTTGTATTCTTGCTTAAACTCTTTGCAACGCTTTTGGAACAAAGCTTCAATTTGCTTTGCTAGTTCCATTCCTTCTTCAGTTGTTTGGTCTGTCCCAATAAGAAGTTGAAGAGTTTCTGCTAAAGCAATCTGTCCAATAGCAAGAGTTCCGTGTTTCATAGCACTACGGATCCCCTCTTCGGGGATGTAACCTTCCATCGTACCATTTTCCCACATAAACTTTGCGGCTTTAGGGGATTGAGAACAAATCCAATTAAAACGTTCAATTAACATATCTTTGGCTTCGTGAATTTTCTTATCTAACAGAATCATAAACTTTTTAACATCACAATCAGCTTCCATTGCTAAAGTAGGGAGAATGATTGTAACAGGGCAGATATTTCCTCGTCCATCTTTACGTTGACCAAAGCCATTAATATCAAAACCGTTGTAGGTCCTACACATATTATCCTATGTCACCATAGGTACTGACTATATCTTCTATCCTATTGGATAGCCTTCCGCTTCGAGTTAGTGCCTATCTCTAACCCTACATTGCTACATTCATCGCAATTAGTCGATACACCTTCTATCATTTGATAGCTTGGCACGGTCTCAACTCATAGAGTCCTAACCGTTAGCAGGATTAATCCTACACCCTCGGGCGAGGTTCAAAAGGTTTTATATGAGCTGTAGTTTTCACTTACCCATAGTTCCCATATAAGTACAAGGGTCATTTTTATTATATCCTTCATTAACAGACCAGTCAATATTGGCATAGTTAGGATATAGTCTTTTCGCAGTAGACTTTAGAGCTAAATGATAAAGATCATAATTAGGATCTCCGGGATGCTTGTTAATACCCTTGCCTACTTGGAAGATTCCGCAAGGGAAAATACTAGTTCTATGAAGTTTTCCCAAACCTTCGATAGACACATCTAGAAGGGCTTTGATTACCATTCGCCCTTCTGGTAAAGTGCATGTACCATAATTAATTGACGTGAACGGTAGCTGCGTTTTGTTATCCTAAAGGCTTTTTATCCTTTAGTTCTTACGGTTTCCCGCAAGGTCGGCGTACATCTTCACCCTCAGCTTTACCTGCTAGGGGACGGACACTCTTGGTAGGATTATATTTATTCACCTACTACGCTCTACGGTACCTTTCAGCCTTTCGTAATCTAAAAGGTTACCTCGGTATCACCTTGAATTTGCAAAAACTCTTGATATTTTCGTATTAAGAAACAGTCTTGTTTATCTTTATATAGATAGGACCCAATTTTAATAATATCTTTTTGAGAAGCCCATGTTATTTGCCATAAAGAAGTATTACAGTGTAATACCTTGACCGGATAAACGCTTAGTTCGGACACTAAAAAGTCTCTTAGTTGGGTCACTGTTTGTTCATTGCCGCAAAAACCTATCTGATGACTCTTTGAGGAAATCCATCCATCTCCATCAATCATACCTCTGATAAGATGGGGCATATATTCTTGTGGTAATTGCGGCAAATATACTGAAACGGTTTTATTGGGAATAACTCCGAAATGAGATAAGTCTTCAACCCATTGCTTATTTTTTACAGATAAACTAATTTCTGGTTTATCTTTTCTAGAATATAGTTTATTACTATTTCCAGTCTTTCTCTTAAAGACCTCTAAGATATGAGTGTCTTTTGGATGCAAACTTAATCTTACCATATTTCCAGTTACATTTCCATCTGTAATTAAAAAACCTAGGAAATAAGCTTTATCAGCTCTGTCTATGGCATGGAAATAATTGATATCTAAATCAAGATTTTTATAACGATTATTCCTTCTAATCCCGTTTCTCTCTAATATGTTTGAAATAGTATGAAAAGAAACATTGTATCGATTTGCAATAGATTGACAACTTTCATTTCTTTTGTAACTGTCAATGACATCTTGTTCCGGAATTTTGTAAATCCCTCCATTTGTATGGACAGGAACTTGATTTTTGTCAAGAATGTGTTTTACCGTGGCGGCAGATAATTTAAATAGTGCTGCT